ACATCGCCGACTGCATCGACGACGCCGGTGTGCGGCAGATGGGCGACATCCCGCTCGATGCACAGCGCGCGATCACCGCCTACAAGATCAAGCGCAGCACCATGACGACCGAGTCGGGGCAGGAGATCGTCAACGAGGAGCGCGAGGTCAAGATGGCCTCGAAGATCGAACCGCTGGCCAAGCTCATGACCTTGCTTGGCATGGCGAAGGACGAGGCAGGAGAGACGGCTGGCGCCCTGGCCGCCGAGTTCCTGCTCGCGATGCAGGAGGGCCGGAAGCGTGCGTTCATCGAGCACAGTCCGAAGACCGGACGATGAGATCACCCGCCACGACCTTGCGCTCGCGGAGGATCTGAGCCGGTTCTACTACGACCCGCTGGGGTTCGTGCGCTATGCGTTCCCGTGGGGAAAGGCCGGAACGCGGCTGGCCGACGAGGAAGGGCCGGATACCTGGCAGGTCGACTTCCTGCGCGACCTGGGCGCCGCGGTGGCAGCCGGCAAGGACATCAGCGACGCCCTGCCGGCCATGTTCGCGGTCGCCTCCGGCAACGGCATCGGCAAGACCGCGCTGATCGCGTGGATCATCCTGTGGTTCATCACCACCCGCGAACACCCGCAGATCGTCGTCACCGCGGGCAAGAAGGACCAGCTCAAGACCAAGACCTGGCGCGAGCTCGCCAAGTGGAAGGCGATGGCGGTCAACGGCAACTGGTTCGACTGGAGCGCCGAGAAGCTCGCCCACAAGCTGTTCCCGCAGACCTGGTGCGCCAACGCGATCGCATGGTCCAAGCACTCACCGGAGAACTTCGCCGGCACCCACGAGAAAGACGTGCTGATGATCTACGACGAGGCAGCGCGCATCGACGACGCGATCTGGGAAGAGACCGACGGCGCCATGACCACGCCCGGCGCGGTGTGGATCGCCTTCGGCAACCCCAGCCGCAACAATGGCCGCTTCGCGCAGTGCTTCGGCAAGATGCGTTCCATGTGGAACTGTCGGCACATCGACAGCCGCACGGCGAAGAAGGCCAACAAGCGCCTGTTCGCGAAGTGGATCGAACTGTGGGGCGAGGATCACGACTTCGTGCGCGTCCACGTCAAGGGCATGTTCCCGCGTGCCGGCGACCTCCAGTTCGTCAGCAACGAGCTGGTCGAGATCGCCAAGGCGCGCGAAGCACAGGGCTACGAGAACTTTGGCAAGGTGCTGGCCGTCGACATTGCCCGCCATGGCATGGACCAGACCGTGATCTGCAAGCGCCAGGGCGCCAAGGTGTTCCCGTTCCGCAAACTGCGCGTGCCGGACCTGATGCAGATTGCGTCCCTGATCGCCGAGGAGATCGACTCGTGGAAGCCCGACGCGGTGTTCATCGACGCCACCGGCATCGGCTGGGGCGTGGTCGACCGCCTGCACCAACTGGGTTACTCCAAGGTGGTCGGCATCCAGACCGGCGAGAAAGCCTACAAGCCCGAGCAGTTCCGCAATCGCCGCGCCGAGCTGTGGTATGCGCTGCGCGAGGCCATCCGCGACAACCTCGACCTGCCCAGCGACGACACCGAGCTTGAGCACGAACTGACCAACATCGAGTACGGCTTCGACGACCAGCAGCGCTACGTGCTGGAGTCCAAGGAGGACATGAAGGACCGCGACGAGGCCAGTCCCGACACCGCCGACAGCCTTGCGCTATCCTACGCCGCGCCGGTCGCGCCCACGAAAACCAAACGGGAATCATGGCGCGACCGGCTCAAGAAGCGCAAGACCGGCACTTCGGCAATGGCCGCATAAGGACCGACGATGACAGTCACGGCATTCGATGGTGGCAGCGACGGCGGTTCGGACGTCGACCTGTCGGGCATGTCCGAGACCGGCAACGAGATCGCCATCGCCCGCGCCGCCTGGTTCCGCTACGAGTACGTCCGCCAGCGCGGCCACATCGAATACTGCGAGCAGGCCCGGCGCTGCGACAACTTCTACCTCGGTGGTGGCCTGCAATGGCGCAAGGAAGACCGCGACGTCCTCGAGGAGGAGCAGGGCCGGCGCGCGATCGAGTTCAACGAAATCCTCGATGCGGTCAACACGGCGCTGGGCTACCAGATCCAGAACCGCCTCGACATCAGCTACCGGCCACGCGGCTCCGGCGCAGACACCGACACCGCCTCGACCCTGTCCAAGGTCGTGATGCAGGTGTGCGACGACAACGACTACAAGCACCACGAGACGCAGGTCTTCGCCGATGGCCTGATCCAGCAGCGTGGCTACTACGAGCTGCGCCTGAACTTCGACCGCAACATCCGCGGCGAGATCAGTCTCGGCACGCTCGATCCGATGGACGTGATCCCGGACCCGGAAGGCCGCGAGTACGACCCGGACACCTGGAGCGACGTCCACATCACCCGCTTCCAGAACATGGACCAGATCGAGGCCAACTACGGCAAGGAAGCGCGCACCAAGATCGAGACCTACTACGGCGTGACCGGCGATACGACCGAGATGATCTCCAGCATCGACGACGTCGAGCGCTCGACCTTCGCGGCAGGTGATGACGACTACAGCCGTGGCGACACCACGCTTGGCGGTCGCCCGATCGGGCCGCTGTTCGACGCCGTCTACCGCGACGGCAGCATGCTTTACGTGCGCATCATCGACCGCCAGTTCTGGAAGAACGTGGTGTGTCGCATCGCCATCTACCCGACCGGCGACATCCGCATCATCGAGGACGCGACCGAGGCGCAGATCGCCGATGCCGTCGCGCAGGGCGCCATGCTCGCCAAACGCCCAATGCGCCGCATCCGCTGGCGCGTGACCACGCAAAGCACGGTGCTGCACGACGACTGGAGCCCGTTCAAGCACTTCTCCGTCATTCCCTACTTCCCCTACTTTCGCCGTGGCCGCACGCGCGGCATCGTCGACAACGCGATCGGGCCGCAGGAACTACTCAACAAGGCGCTCAGCCAGTACCTGCACATCGTCAACAGCCTCGCCAACTCCGGCTGGATCATTGAGGAGAACTCGCTGGTCGGCGGCATCACCACCGAAGACCTCAAGACCGAGGGCGCCAAGACCGGCCTCGTGCTCGAGTACAAGAAGGGCTCGACTCCGCCCCAGAAGATCACGGCCAACCAGGTGCCCCCCGGCATCGACAACCTTGTCACGATGGGCTCGGCCAAGATCCGCATTGTCATGGGCACCAACGACGCCCTGACCGGCAACAGCTCGCCCAACGCCTCCGGCCTCAAGACCCAGGTCGACCAGTTCGCGGCGCAAATGTCGCTGGCCGTGCCGCTGGACAACCTCAGTAAGACCCGCCACATGCTCGCCATCCGCTCCGTCGAGATGATCCAGCAGTTCATGACCGAGCCACAGATCATCCAGATCAGCCACCGCGACGCCGCCGGCAAGCTGACCTCGACATCGATGCCGGTCAACTACCAGCAGGACGACGGCAGCGTGCTCAACGACCTCACGATCGGCGAGTACGCCGCCGTGGTCACCGACCAACCAAGCCAGGTCACGTTCCAGAACAGCCAGTACGAGCAGTGCATGACGATGATCGAGAAGGGCATCCCGATCCCGCCCGACGTCGTGCTGCGCTACTCCAACCTGTCCGACAAGGACGAGGTCGCCAAGCGTATCGCCGATGCACCGCAGGGCACGCCGCTCGAGGCCGCCAAGGCCACGCTCGCCAATGCGCAGGCATCGGTCGCGCAGGCCAATGCGCAGAACATCGCCGCCCAGACCATCCTCAACAAGGCGACCGCCGCGATGAACCAGGTGACGGCGCTGTTCGAGGCCATCCGCACCGCCGGCCTGTTGCGCGCCGATCCAGCGCTCGCGGCCATTGCTGACCAGCTCGCCAAGAGCGCAGGATTCGTCGATAACGATGCAACGCCGCCGTTCCCGGCCAACGTGCAGGCAGCGCCCGTTCCGCAGGGGGTGCTGCCGCCACCGAACACCAACCTGCAACCCGACCGGCCTGACGTGGGTCATGCCATCGGACACCAAGCCGGCATCCGCAACGGTGCCATCAACCCAGGAGTGAGCGCGTAATGGCCAAGATGAAGATCGGTAGCAAGCCCAGCCCGGCCAACTCCGGGAAGGGCGAAGTCGTCAGTGATGACAACGGCAAGTACAAGGACGGTCGCTATCTGGAACCGCACGAACGCAAGAACGGCCCGTTCGACGACTACGAGGTCAAGGACTCGCTGCGCAAGCTCTCCGATGCCGGCAAGATCCAGAAGAACCGCAAACTGATGGCGCACGTCAAGAAGGAAGCCAAGCGCCAGATCGCCGAGCACCAGAAGATGCTGGCCGATCACGGTGCCGGCAAGAAGCTCAAGGGCACCGAAGGCGATGACATGGGCGCCGACGATCACGACGGCGACGACAACGACACGCCATAAGCGAAAGAATCAGGCACCCGATTGCCGGATAACGAAACCGAACACCACTTCGCACCACCCACCACCACCTAGCACCGGAGTTTCACCATGGCAGCCAAGAACGATGATGACGAGGACACCCTGCACGTCAGCGACGAGGACGAGGAGCAGGAAGAAGAGGAACAGGAAGAGGAGCTCGACGAGGACGGCAACCCGAAGCCGAAGGACGAGGAGGTCGACCTCGACGACGACACCCTGCGCGACCTGGCCAAGGATGACGACGACACGCCCGTCATCCCGAAGGCGCGCTTCGACGAGGTCGTCGACGAGCGCAACCGGCTGCTCGATCACGCGCTCAAGGGTGCGGCGGCTGCTGCCAAGAAGGATGAGCCGCCGCCGTTCGACCTCAAGGCCAAGATCAAGGAACGCAACACCAAGCTCATGGAAGGCGACGAGGACGCGGCGCTCGCGATCGACCTCGAAGTCGAAGAGTACCGCACCGGACAGGCGGCCGAGCGCGCGGCCCAGCGCTACCGTGCCGAGCGCGTGCAGGAAGACGTCGCCGAGGCGAGCGGCACGGTTGAGAGCAAGTTCCCGCAGCTCAAGCCTGGCAGCAAGAAGTACGACCAGGACGTGGTCGACGAGGTCGTGGCGCTGCGCAACGTCTACATCCAGCGCGGCATGCCGGTCGGCAAGGCGATCATCAAGGCATCCGAGCGCATCTGTGCACGCGGGCAGGCCGCTGCTGACGACGATGATCGCGGCGACCCCAAGAACGTCACCCGCATGCAGCCGCGCATGACCGCCGCGCAGATCGCCGAAAAGATGGCATTGCAGAAGCGCCAGCCGCCGCGCACCGGCGAGCAGGGCGTCGGCAACCGCGAGCGCAGCGGCGAGCGCGTGAAGGACATCGACTTTGAGAACATGAGCGATGCCGAGTTCGAGCGCATGCAGCGCGAGCAGCCGGAAGTGGTCAAGGAAGCGATGGGGTATGGGAAGAACAGGGGCGGCAAGAAGTAGTAAACTATTGGCCGGAGCCGATAAGCGTTGCAGACGGCGGTTCGCTGGATACTAGAGCCTCTGTGTAAGCCTCGGCCAATCCAGACTGTAAACTTGCAGCCCTAAGTCTTCGAGTCCCACCGCAAGGTGGGATTCGTCGTTTTGCCTCTTGCAATCCTCAAAACACCGTCGCATGATCGCGCTCAGTCGGATCGCTCTCCCCTGAGTACCGGCTCGCTGACACGGATCCCCTCCGTATCCGCCACCAGCCTCGGCAGGGCTTCCTTGGTTGGTGACCTGCCGGGGCCGCTTCAACGGGTAGACACGCCCGCAAGTGTCGGGTCGCTCCCTTCGCGTCGCAGCCAGCCGCCGGCGTCAAGCGCGGACGTGCCGACAGACTCGGCAAAACCCACCGGCCACAAGGCCAATCCCTTTATCGCGATGCAGCGCTGGCCATCCCGGCTGGCTCTTTCGGAGAACACTCATGGGCGCCGTCACCGATTTTGCCAGTATGACCAGCCAGCAGAAAGTCGTCTGGTCGCGTACCGTCTGGTCCGCAGCCCGCGACATGATGTTCGTCAAGCGCTTCATCGGCACCAGCACCAACTCGATGATCCAGCGCATCACCGAGCTCACACCGACCGAGCGCGGCGACCAGGTGCTGTTCCAGTTGGTTGCCGACCTCGTCGAGGACGGCGTGATCTCGGACAACCAGCGCGAGGGCCACGAGGAGCAGATGGCCTCCTACGCGCAGATCATCCAGATCGACCTGATCTCGCACCAGGTCAAGAACAAGGGTAAGCTGGCCAACCAGAAGACGGTCATCAACTTCCGCGAGCAGGCACGCGACAAGCTCGCCTACTGGCTCGCCGACCGCGTCGACCAGCTCGTGTTCCTGACCCTGTCGGGCGTGTCCTACGCCTACAACAACAACGGCAGCCCGCGCATCGCCGGCAGCCCCTTCCCGAGCCTGTCCTTCGCCTCGGACGTAGCCGCACACACCGCCGCGCGCGCGCTGCGCTGGTCGGCGACCTCCGGCCTGAACGCCTCCGACACGACCCAGGTCGCATCGGCGGACGTTGCCAGCTACCAGATGATCGTGGACGTGATGACCTTCGCCAAGGATCACTACATCCGTCCGCTCATGGCCGATGGCAAGGAGTATTACGTGATGCTGGTCAAGCCCGGCACCATGGGCCAGCTCAAGAAAGACCCGGACTACCTGCGCGCGGTCACCCAAGCGCTGCCGCGCACCAAGGACAATCCGTTCTTCACCGGCGCGACCGTCACGGTGGACGGCGCGGTCATCCAGGAACACCGCAAGGTCTACTCCACCGTTGGCGCGGCCAGCGGCAGCAAGTGGGGCTCCGGTGGCACCGTGGACGGCACTCGCACGCTGTTGTGCGGCGCGCAGGCGCTGGGCATGGCCGACATCATGCCGCCGGACTGGGTCGAGAAGTTCTTCGACTACGACACCAAGCAGGGTATCTCGGTCGACAAGATGTTCGGGCTTCTGGCGCCGCAGTTCTACAGCATCTACGACCAGGCGGTCGAGACCTTCGGCTCCATCGCGATCGACCACGCGCTGCCAGGCTTCAACATCCTCTGATTGAGACAGCCGCTCCGGCGACTTTCTCGCAGACCCCTCACGCCATCTGACAAATCAGCAGGAGCAGGACATGAACGCTTCCACCTCCGTCAACGCGATCCCGAGCAACATCGTCGGTCGCCAGTACAAGAAATCGGCGTTCTTCAAGGCCACGGTCGCCAATTTCCAGGACCCGGCCAACAACAACGTCCTGTCCCTGCAGATGCCGCCCGGCTCGATGGTGACCGGCGGCTCGGTCAACGTGACGCAGGCGTCCAACGAGACCAGCACCGACACGCTGTCGATCGGCGACTCCGGTTCGGCTGCGCGCTACCACGCCGCGATCGACTTCAAGACCGCCGCGTACACGCTGCTGACCGCGACCGGCTTCATCTACACGCCGGCCAACAGCGCCGTAACGATTACCCGCACGCCAGCGGATAGCCCGGATGCCGCGACCAACGGCGTTGTCTACATCCTGGTCGACTACGTCACGCTCGACGAGGCGCAGTTCACGCAGGGCTAAACCCGTGGTGGGTGTGTCGCCTGACAGCCGGCCGGAGTAATCTGTGCCGGCTGTCTTTACAAAGGGCAGCCCACACCACCACAACAGGAGTTCAACATGGCAGCGCAAGCATCCGCCAAGAAAGCCCCGCAAGCCGCCGAGAAGGAAGACCCGAGCGTGCCGAAGTGGTACGCGCCCGACGGCTCGCCCATCCATGTCACCCTGCCCGATGGCAGGCGCTGCATCATCGGCATCGAGCCACGCCCCATCCCGCCAGCGTTCTACCGCGCCGCCCAGCGCGCCGGCGCCTTCGCCGACAGCATGCCGACCAAGGCGCAGATGCGCGGGCCGGAAGTGCCGCCGGGAGCTGACCCCCTTGGGCGCGTGCGTCTGATCGAGGGCATGGTGCGCAAGGCGTATCAGGACACGTCGGGCAGCGAGGAGTTCGAGAACGCCTTTACCCCGAACGGCGTGCCTGACATCAAGTGGCTGAGCGCGAAGCTCGGGTTCCAGATCACTGCGTCCGAGCGCGACCTGGCGTGGGCGGTCGTGTCCAAGGAGCCCGACGAACCCGTCGAGGACTGATAGGAGGCGAGCGTGCAACTGTCTGACCTCATTGCCAGGTTCCGCACGCTCTCCGGCGATCACGCGCAGCCGCCGTTGTGGGATGACCCGACGGTGACTGCGTGGCTCAACGAGGCCCAGCGTGAGGCGTGCATGCGCGCGCACCTGATCGAGGACGACAGCACATCGGCGATCGTCAACATCACCGCCGTCAACGGCCAGTGGGAGTACCCGCTGGACCCGCGCGTGCAGGACGTGCTGCGCGTGACGGCCTGCCACACCCTGGTCGGACCACCGTACTCCTACAAGCATGTCGTCCGTGGCTACGAGGAAGACATCCGCCACCAGTGGGCGCGCGACCCCGATGCGACACGGCGCCCGCGGCACTTCGCGGTGTTCGGCGATGGCGGCGCATCGACCGGGCGCACCCTGATCCTTGATGGCATCCCTGACCAGACGCTCGATCCGATCCAGTTCCAGCTCGTGGTGGACCGCTTTCCGCTCGAGGACATGGACTCGACCGAGCCGACCGACACCCCGGAAATCAGCCCACGCCACCACCCCGACCTGGTGCAGTGGGCGCTGCACCTTGCCTACCAGACCCGCGACATGGAAGGTTCGGCACCGGAGCGCTCGACCGCCGCGCTGGCCAACTTCGAGTCCAAGTTCGGCGTGCGCCCGGACGCGAACGTGCAGCGCAAGCGCCTGCGCCACAAGGCGACGGTGTGCCAGCCGATCGGCGGCGATGCCGGCTATGGGCGACGCTACTCGGGGCGCTGGTGATGCCGACGACTCCCGACCCGCTCGATCCGAAGATCACCGTCGACAAGTTCGACGGCATCCACAACCTCTCGCAGGAGTGGACGGACCAGCCTGACTCCCTGCGCGAGGCGGTCAACATCGACATCGACCGCCAGGGCAACCCCAGCACGCGCGCCGGGCGCACGCTGCTGGTCGCCTGTACGCAGGGCAACAGCCTGTGGAGTGATCCGCTGCTGCCGTTCGCGCTGTACGTGGACCACACCACGATGCACGCGGTCTTCCAGGACATGAGCACGGACGTCGTGCAGACCGGCATGGCGCCTGGCCTTGACGTGTCCTACGCGCTGGTCAATGGCAATGTGCTGTGGAGCAACGGCCTGCAGTCGGGCGTGGTCGCGCCTGACTTCGAGTGCTATCCGTGGGCGTGTCCGCAGCCGGGCGGCCAACCGCTGCTGGCGCTGATGGCCAACGCCGGCGAACTCGGGCCCGGCACGGTGCAGGTCGCGATCACCTTCGTTGACAGGTTCGGGCGCGAGTCCGGCTCGACGCTGGCAACCTCCATCGACGTCGACGGCACCAACGCGGTCATCCTGAGCAACATCCCACAGCCAGCCGACCCGAGCCTCGTCCCGCAGATCCGCGTCTACGCCACCGCTCCGGGCGGCGAAGTCCTCGAGCGCGCGGGCACCATCGCCGCCGGCACCACCACCTATGTCATCGGCGCGCGCCCGACCGGCCGTGCCATGCAGACCCAGTTCCTGCAGCCGCTACCGCCGGGCCAGATCGTGCGCCGCTTCAATGGCCGGCAGATCGTCGCGCGCGGCAACCTGCTGCTGTGGTCGCCGGCGCTGCGCTATGGCCTGTACGATCCGGCCAAGCACTTCACCCGCTTTCCCACGACCGTCGACGCCGTCGAGCCGGTCGGCGAGGGCACCAACGAGGCTGGCCTGTACGTCGCCGCTGGCGATCGCACCTACTACCTCGACGGAACCGACCCCGCGACCTGGAAGCAGGCGATCAAGTATCCCTACGGCATCATCCCCGGCAGCTCCGCGCAGACACCCGCCGAGCACTGGGGCATCGAGTCGAAGGAACGTATCCCGGCATGGCTGGCCAAGAACGGCCTGTTCTGTGTTGGCCTCTCGCGCGGCCAGGTGGTCTCGTTCAAGGCTGGCGAGGCGGTCGCTTCCAATGCCGAGGCCGGCGCGAGCCTGTTCCGCGAGATCAACGGCATCCGCCAGTTCCTGACCGCGCTCCGGGCGCCGTTGCCGCTAAATCTCAAGATCGGCGATGTTGCGACCGCCGTCACCTACAATCACGAATCATGAGCATGTTCGCCAGCCAGAAGGTGCGCAACGAACGCCTCGCGGTCTGTGCGACCTGCGCGCAGAAGGTCGGCACTCCGGCGCGTTGCGCGCTGTGCCACTGTGCTTTGATAATCAAGACTCTTGGGCGCGAGGCATCCTGCCCCGCCGGGAAGTGGTGAGGAGTAGACCATGTTCCGTATCAACTTGTTCCAGAGCGTGCGCCTCGCCATCGCTTCGTGGATCGGCGGCGATGCGCGCCGGCAGAGATTCGGGATGGAAGAGGCCGCGCGCGCCCTGCGCAACTTCGACATCGAATACACCCGCGGCGGCATCGTGATCCCGCGCATGGGCGTGTTCATCGGCGGTATGTTCAAGCACCGCGCGCGCAAGATCGGTGGCAATCCGTTGAACCCGTTTGGCTACGGGGCATGGGAGCCGTGGTCGCTTGACCCGAACGCCATGGCGAACCAGGGCTTGAACTACATCCTGAATGTGGCGCTCGGCAACCAGAGCCAGATCGCCGCGTTCTACCTCGCACCGTTCGCCGGCAACGTCACCCCGGACGGCACCTGGACGGCGGCCAATTTCACCAGCAACGGCACCGAGTTCCTCGCCTACACGCCGACGACCCGCCCGTCGTGGAACCTGCTCACGCCCGTCGCGAACGCGCCGACCACGACCGAGTCACTCGGCAATACCGGCAATGAGGCCGTCATCACCTTCACCAGCGGTGGCCCGTACAACCTCTACGGCCTGGGGCTCATCTCGAACGCGACCAAGAGCAGCACCAGCGGCACGCTGATCGCGGCCACGCGCTTCGCCAGTCCGCGCCTGTCGCAGAATGCCGGCGACCAGCTCGCGTTCGGTTATGTGATTACCGCTGCCGATGCTGGCTAATGCGCCGTGTCGCGCTTCCACGGCTGGCACCACAAGCGCTACATCGGCGATCCCGAGGTCGCTGCCCGGTATCTTCCCGAAGCACGGAAGATACTGGGCTTCGTGGTG